TCGACCATCTCGTCAGCGGCCTGATTCCAATCACGAGCGTCTACACCACGCTTCATGCCTTTGAACTGGCTGAGACGAGGACGGCCCATGTTGAACATCATGTTAGCAATAATGAGTTGAGCTTCTTCCGGCAGGTCAACCCAATCGTCATAGAGCTTCTTGCACTCATCGATTGTTACTTGCACGTCTTTCTCAAACACCTCGATCACACGCTCTTCTGTGACCGCTGTGCCTACTTCCTGACCGTTTTCTGGGTCATCCTCTGTCACCAAGTGACCAATACCGAAAGTAGGTAGACCGAGATGATCTAGGTAAATCTCATACTTACAGCCTTCGTCGTATTCCAGTTCCATACGGAGTTGATCGAGGTTCATCATTTCTTACCCTTCTTCATAGCCATGAGTTTGTCTGCGCCCTTCACGCCGAATGACGCGCTGACCGCGATAAATAGGAGATACTGATACCATTCCGGCAGGGAATTGAGTGCTGTGAATGCTTCATCCATGCGAGCAATAACTGCTTGATCGTCCATCGCGACAGAATATGCAACAGCAATCAGAGGCGCACTGAGTATGATGCTAAACCACTCATCCTTCCAAGACGACTTAGAAGCATCGGCCATATTCGCTTCCCAGTTTGCATCGTTCTGAATAGCGGTTATTTTGCGCTCTTGTATGGCTTTCTTTTCATCAGCCTTACCCTTGATAAAATCTTTGCCTAGCTCAAGTGCTGGGCCGAGTAGCATCTGCAACATGACGTTTCTCCTGTGTCTTTTTGCCACACCTATCGCATTTGAAGTGTGGGCGCAGAATCAATTTAGACCCGCAGTCTGTGTGGTACATCCCTTCCTTGTAGATGTACTCACAAAGTTTCATTAGTCGGCTTTTTTGCTTTGGTAGGCACTCGCGCCAAAGAACGAGGCAACAAGGGCAGACACGGCTATAAAGTACGTCCCTGCAATGTCAGTGATAAGACTAGCCGCTTTATCGAGTCCAACGAGGCTACATACAAAAATACCACTGGGATACAGCAGTAGGCCAAATAACGCAAACCACGCCATCTTGCGGATCGAATCACGCTGTGCGTCTTCATCTTCCATCTTACGACGGCGATCCTCAAGTTCAATAAGAGCAAGCTCATTTTGATCGATAACGCCATTTTGATCCTTATCGTACTTGTCGAGTAATTCACTCATCAATCTCTCTCCAACAGAATATCAAATGCGGCAGTCAAACGAGCATTGTTGGAACGCACACTAGCTCGTATATCAATATCAGATTTTTCTGGTATTCGTAGAGGTATACCGAAGTCGTACATATATTCACCACCATCACCACATACCTCGAAAGAATGACCTACGCGAAATGCTAAATCACCGAAATAGCGCACGAACATATCGCCCGTCGCATCAGCACCATCCTGACAAGTAGCCGCGCCCTTGAGGATGTACGCCGAGTACCCAGCAGGGACGGTATAGACTGCCATCAGGGTTTGGCCCTTTGCGGCTGTGATCTGCGCTACAACAGTCGTAGAAGCCTTCACAGTGACATTTCCTGCGTTCGTTGCTGATCCATTGGTCATATATGCACGATAAACGCGAATGAATGACTTGGTAGTTGCGTTTCCAGTAGCGTTAGTCAGAGTGACAGTTTCTTGTATCTCGTTGTATGCGCCATCAAGCCCTACGATCAGAACTTGCTTTCCCGCATCGGTTGCCGAGGCTCGATCCACAGTCAATGTCGTAGCTGTCGAGAACGCTGACCAAGGATAGGTTGTGTCGTTTACGTCCCAGATTGTGCCGGTATTGTTCTGACTCATTGCAGGGACAGCACCGAACTTGTGAACGTGCGAAAGACCCTGATAGTGATTTGCGGCAACGCCTAACAATCCATGCGGTAAACGGATAATGTCCTGAATCATGCTCATAAGTTACTTACCTTTAAGACTAATAAGCCACAGTAATAGGGCCACGGCCCCGCCCACAGCACCGAGAACAGCAATGCCAATAGCACCATACAAAAATCCATTCTGTATGGCTTTTTTGCGAGCCAATTTCTTAGCTTTCTCACGCTCGATAGCCTTCCGCTTCATCTCTTTGCGGTTAGTTATGAATTTCTGGTAGTCATCCCATAGCCCTGCGCGTCCGTTATAGATAAACATCTGCTTAATTTCGGCTTCTTTCTTGCGAATATCTTCCAAAGCAAAGAAGGCATCCATGTCGCCATCCTTCGCTTTCTTTTCTATTTCGCCTTTCGCATCAGCAAGTTTAGTGAGTTGCGGCCCCATCTCGCCAACAGAGGAAACGTGACCGGCAAATTCTTTGATTGCGCCGATAGCCTCGTTTGCGATCTTAATGGCGGCTATGGCTTCAAAGATCATGGCTAGGGCATCTTAGAAATGACCGTCAACAGCATAACTAGAATCGTCCCTGTCGCGGCTAATAGGATTGTCTCTAGGCGTTTGACTCGCCCGAAAAGGTCTTTGAACTGGATTTTGACTTCAGTTTTTATAGCAATTATTTCTTTCTCCAGATTATCAATACGTTGATGCGCTGATGCTACGGTTTGCTTATTCACTGAAGTTCTCCTACCAGAAAGTGCTTATTTTATCAGACGTTTGGTTTTTTAGGCCAATCCTCTATTGTCAACTGAGGCCAGTTTGGGTGATCAGGAAGGTCACGCAAAGCCTGACGATAGCCGACATAAGCATAGCGAATCTTCTGATTTACATCTGAGAGTTGTGTCCAATCAGTTTCAAACAATAAAGCCTGACGCATTTCTTTATTGTGTTCCGCAAGTGCTTCAGGTGCTTCTACGTCATCAAGTCGGTGCGGGTCTGGCAGGACTTCGCCAGTAATCATATTGATCATGTTGTTCATAAGTACCTCATGTAAAAATTTCACTTGATGGGTGTGAATATGCAACTAAGCTAGTAAAGTAATTTCCTGCGCTCTCACTAATATCTTGATTGTACAACCTTATCCTTGCAGGGAAATTATTATTGCCACTGACTTTAATATCACCACTAACTCGACCGCTTAAAAATTCATTTTCGGTACTTGTTTGGTGCGTTACCTCACCGTTAAAACTTGAGTCATTTCTGTCACCGCGAATTGTCAAATGCAAAAAAGCAGGGCCATCAGTAAACTGTGGTAGAAAAGGCATTTTGCATGGACTGCTTGACGTACTCGATTCATTTGAGGACAGACTTGTACTGCTAGTTCCGTATGCGAAATGGGCAATCCATGTTGTATTTAGAACATTCCCCGCCTCGTCTGTGAACCCAAATTGAAAAAGTCTTGTGCTACTTGTCAGTTGAGTTTTATACCAAATATACACATCAAAACTGGCAGACTGTATTTGTGCGGGCAAACCTACATTAAGCTGTAAATCGTAGTAATTTGGTGCGCTAGAACTTGTGTCTGCAACATTAAGATAATTTGTATATTTAATTCCACCTATTCCAAAAATAGCCATCAGTCATTACCTTGCTTATTTTTGATTACCCGCTGAACTACTTTGTCGTTCCTAGTAGCCCCAGAAGAGTTAGATACTCGTATGAATTTTATCGCTGATTTTGTCTCTGATGAACTGGCTACTGTCAATTGACCAAAAGAGTATGTCATGTCGCTACTGCTCGTTTGCGATTGATAACTTAACTTAACAGTAGAGAACGAATGGTTTGGCTGATTGATTACCTCTAGCCACATCGTGCCATAAGTATTGTTTGCACTATAAGCTGTGACTTCAATCGCAGAAGTTGTACCAGTTGATGCTCTATAAGTAGCAAAGTTAGAAGTACCCTTCCTTCTCATTCTTATCATGTACATTGCATGCATGGCGTTATCTGACGAATCAAAAAATTGAATGTTCAAGTTGCCCAACTCAACCGTTACATCAGCCTCAATTGTTGAACAGCAAGCAGTTGGTGTACCTGAAGTATTTGGCAAAACTATATCAACAGCAGACGATGGGTTTTGTGCCTGACTGCTTGAAAACATGTCGTAGCCATCTCTGGATAATGTAACGCTCATTTAGAAAGTACCTAGTTCACTATGTCGCCACATACTAAAACTACTCCCTTCTCCGTAGTAAGCAGTAACACCACTAAGTGGCTGTAACCAAAAAGTAATTTTTCTTGGCATTAAAGTGGTAGAAGACGGATGATGTGCAATCAAAGCTACATGGGAAGACATAATGTATGAACTGCTGTAAACCCAGTTACAGTCAGCCAAAAAAACAGGATACGCCTTTCCATTTCTTCTCATGCAAATCCATGTGAAAGTAATGCTTGCTGGCACAAAACTTGTGCTTGTGGTGGCGAAATACCTTTGTAGGTACATGTATGTTTGTGAGTCAGATTGGCTGTATGATATTTCTGTATTTTGATAAGACGTTCGCATCAATCCACGCAATTGAAATTGCACGTCATTTTCATCATACATTCTCATGTACATAAGACCATTTGTATTTTTTGGCCTCCAAGTAACATGACCTTTGTATACAACGGGAGTTGCCGCTGTAGATAAATTGTTGAATATATTTACTCCTTGAGTGTTTGTTGATGCTGGAACTTCATAATCAGTATCTCTATACACTCCATCTCCCGTGATAATGGTCATCACTCAAACCCCTTCAATCGAGTCACCTCAGCCTTTAGATCATCAATCTGAGTCTGCTGTTCCTTAATCGCCTCGATGAGTAGCCCGACCATGTTTCCGTAGGCGACTGACTTAATCCCTTGGTCATCTTCGTGAACAACCTGTGGCAATACTTTCTCAACATCCTGTGCGATAACCCCTGTGTGTTCTTTTTCAGGGTCATCTGTGTCTGTCCTGTTGTAAGTAACACCACGAATGGCTTGGACTTTATCTAAGGCACTATCTATAAGCTCGATGTTGTCTTTGATGCGTTCGTCAGAGTTGACTGTCAGGTCTTGGTCACTAATCGTTGAGCCACTGGTAATACGCAGTCTTGCAGAGGTAGACCCTACACGGTTAAGGTTGAGGTCTGCGTCATAGCTTCTTAAAGCGTTGCGTACGCTAAGACCGTCTGACTCTGTTCTTATTTTGAAGTCACCATTGTAATAAAGCCAAGTATGAGAGTTTTTGCGACCGTAAACGATAGATTCATTATCGCCAAATCTCATAGCGAAATCATCAGCGTCTACAAATAACCTACCAGTATTAGTGGCTCCGGTAGTTTCAAAATCAAAGTTGACTGTTCCGGCATTGCCTCTAAATTTAAGATTGCCAGCTTCTTCGTTGTAGATAAAAAGTGTGTTGTCAGCACCAAGATACTGAACGTAAGCTCTGCGAGTGCTTCCCTCATGAAAACTAAGGTAGGGACTAGTGCCGGCACTGACAGCCACCTGACCGCCACTAGTAACATCAGACGTGCCTCCAAGAATTTGCTCTCCTGATGCAATTTTTTTAGGTGACCAAGTACCAACAGTAAACTCACTATTATTATTTAAGCGCAACCAATCTCCAGTGTTACTAGCAGAAAGTGCTGTGCGGCTGTTGAATGAGATACCACGGTTGGAGTTGGTTGAGTTGGCAGTGAAGTTGAGTACGTCTGTGGTGTCTACAGTTAGGTCAAGTCCACCAGAAGTTGTTTTACAAACAAGTCCACCATTGTAGTAGAGTTGAACTTGAGCGTTTTGATAACACTGAATAGCCCACTCGTTGTCGGTGTCATTGTAAATTCCACCTCTTTCAGCCCCATTGAACATTAAAACCCAATGATCTCTGATTGCGTATCCAGCCCAAGTAACACCACGGTCATCGTCTACTTTAATTGTGCCGTAGCTTCCCGTTGCTACATCTACATACCCTAGCGCAGTTCTAGCTACCTGATAATAACTTCCGTGTTGACCATCTAATAAATCAGCATCTAGGCCATTACCAGAACCTTCATCGGCAGTTGTTAGTGCGGCGTTTCCGCCAATGTACGCTGTGCCTGATAGGTAGAGGTCTTTGAATTTTGCACCTGAAGTTCCTAAATCGACATTAGGTTTATTGCTACCAGAACCATCAACAGGCTTTATCCAATCATTAGTACCATTGAACTGAAGATAAACATCACCAGAACCAACTTCTAAAGTACCACCTTGTGTACCAATCGACCCGACTGCTGAGTTATCCTTGTAAAATTTAACAATATCACCGTCAGTGCTTTTGCGATTAAAGAAAGCCGTAGTATCTGAACGTGTTACATACAAAGAATCATCTGCTCTGATTTCAATACCGTCTGTACCAAAACTTGGTGAAGTCTTACCCACCAACAGATTACCACTGGCATCAAGCGTCATTGTAGGAGTCCAACTTATAGTGTTGCCCGCTGTGCCTGACCCTGTTTGATACCACACAAATTTTCCGTCTTCTGAGGCAAAGCTCGTAGCAAAATCCGACTCAATGTAGATGCTTTGTGAAGAACTATTTAAATACCAATTATTGTTTAAATAACTATTATTTGCGTTGTTACCGTAAAGGCTAACAGTATCAATTTGTAATACTTTTTCGTCGCTACTTGTTTTCCAAGCAGATGGAGTAACGCCAATCCCTACGTTATGACTGGAGTTGATTCGCATGGCTTCTGTTGTGCCAACTTGGAATATAATGTTCCGGTTTGCAATTGATTCACTAGAATCAGCTTTTAAATATAAGTTATATAGAGAATGAATAGAGGCATTGTCATTCGCCAAAGCCCCGCCTTTTAATTGAATTGTTGCGGATGTTGCTGATCCGCCTTGCACTGTTAGTGGCGCATTAGGACTACTCGTCCCAATTCCTACGTTTTGAGTAGACCGCTGAATATTCAATACATCGTAATCAGTACCAGAATACTCCACCCCAAAGGTCACAACATTATTGTCTGTCGTACCATCAGAGTTGAACGCAAAGTATCCCCCTGCGTCAGCCGGAGCCGTTGGGTGGCTGAGTCTGAGAAGGGTTTGGTTCGCGGAGTCAGCAAGAATATCAAGCGCATTCTCAGTGCTTGTGTCAATCGTTACCTGACCGACAAAAGTTGGCCCTTGGATAATTTCAACAAAGTTGTTATCTAACTCATCATTAGTCAGAGGAGCGTCTTTATTGGTTACGCCAGTTGCTGTCGTTTGGCGGGTTTTAATAGCCATCTAAAAACGCTCCTCGTCCTAAATTAAGATGCAGTCAGTGTGATCGTCCAAGTGATCGTCATGCTATCGGCGGCGGCCTTGTTGATAACATCGAAAACCACATGGCACAACATATCACCTGCTGAAGCGGCATTGAAAATACCTGCCTCAACCAAAGCACCTGTACCTGTACCTGCTGAGTATGAAGCAACATACTGGATGGCATTTGTAGAGACTGTGGTGCTGTCTAAGCTCACACGCGCTACCTCAGTACCCAGAGTTGTATCCCCTGCGGCTACGGCAGTGTTGTCTGTGCCGACCGCCATGTGTGACATGACGTTTTGGTCTGT